ATCAAAGACTCTGCTATTCTCTCGCAGTCAAAGTTCTTCACTAAGAAGGATATGATTGCTACAACAGTTCCCGCAATTAACATTGCGTTATCAGGTCGCCTCGATGGTGGTTTAACTCCAGGTATTACCATGTGGGCTGGTCCATCGAAGCATTTTAAAACTGCCTTCAGTTTGTTGATGGCGAAATCTTACATGGACAAATATCCAGATGCTGCTTTACTTTTTTACGATTCTGAGTTCGGTACTCCTCAGTCTTACTTTGATTCTTTCGGAATTGACACTGACAGGGTTATCCATACTCCCCTCACCGATGTAGAACAATTGAAGTTTGACATCATGCAACAGCTGCAAGGTGTTGAACGTGGCGACCATTTGATTATTGTTATTGATTCCATTGGTAACTTGGCTTCAAAGAAAGAAGTTGAAGATGCGTTGGAAGGTAAGTCTGTCGGTGACATGACACGTGCGAAACAAATGAAGAGTTTGTTCCGTATGATTACTCCACACTTGAACCTTAAAGACATTCCGTTGGTTGTTGTTAATCACACCTACATGGAAATTGGTATGTTCCCTAAAGCCATCGTTGGTGGTGGTACTGGTGCGATGTACTCAGCTGACAACGTATACATCCTTGGACGTCAGCAAGAAAAAGAAGGTACTGAAGTAATCGGTTACAACTTTATTATCAACGTAGAGAAGAGTCGTTATGTCCGTGAGAAATCTAAGATTCCTGTTACCGTATATCACAATGGTGGTATTAGTCGTTGGTCTGGGTTACTTGACATTGCGCTTGAGTCAGGACATGTTATTAAGCCATCTAATGGTTGGTACTCAAAAGTGGACAAGGAATCTGGTGAGATAGAAGAAAAGAAGTTCCGTATCAAAGATACAGATACCAAAGAATTCTGGATGCCTGTTCTCATGCAAAAGTCTTTCATTGAATTCGTCAAGTCCAAATATCAAGTCGGCACTTCAGAGATTCTGAAAGATGAAGATATTGAAATAGAACTTGCAAGTATCGATGATGAAGAATAATTACGTAGTCGTTCAAAACATTCGGTCTGGCAACGATGCGATAAAGTTGACAGAAAACCCATTTGCGGGTATAATTTATGAATACGGTAAAGTTTCCTTTGAAGAAGATGAACTGAACTCAAGTCTAAAGATTAAATTCGAGTATGATGTTCTTGACTATAATGACAAAGTCATAACAGATATGAAGCCATTTGAAAGATATATTGGCGACATTCTTCAAGAACTTATACACGAAGGCATTGCGAAAAATAATTTAACATATACAGGTGGTGTTGATGAGAATAGAACAGGCGATCCTATCGAACCTGATTCACAATGAGGAATTCTGCCGAAAGGTAGTTCCTCATTTAAAGAAAGAATATTTTTCTGACAGAAAAGATGCAACAGTTGTAAAGTTACTTTTAGAATTTTTTGAGAAGTACAATAAACCAGCAACGCAAGAAATCCTTGGTATTGAAATTGGTAATGTTAGTGGACTAACTGATAAAGAAGTTCCTGAGTATCAAGCCTATGCCAAAGACTTGACTGACCAACAAACTAACGTAGAGTGGTTGGTTGCGGAGACTGAGAAGTTTTGTAAAGACAAGGCAGTATACAATGCGATCCTCCAATCAATCGGAATCATCGATGGGCGAGACAAAGTCAAAACGAAAGATGCTATCCCATCTATTCTTTCTGATGCACTTGCCATTTCTTTTGATAATCATGTTGGTCACGATTACGTTGATGACGCTGACTCTCGCTTTGAGTATTACCATCGTGTTGAAGAGAAAGTTGCTTTCGATCTTGAGATGTTCAACAAAATCACCAAAGGTGGATTGTCCAAGAAAACATTGAACATCGCTTTGGCAGGTACTGGTGTTGGTAAGTCTTTGTTTATGTGTCACGTTGCTGCTTCGGTATTGATGCAAAGTAAGAATGTTCTTTACATCACCATGGAGATGGCTGAAGAAAGAATCGCAGAACGTATTGATGCGAACCTTCTGAACCTGACCATGGATGAATTGAAAGTAGTTGACAAGGATATCTTTGATTCACGTATTCAAAAGGTAGCCAATAAAACTAAAGGACACTTGGTTGTTAAAGAGTATCCAACTGCCAGTGCTCATGCTGGTCACTTCCGTGCCTTGCTTGAAGAGTTGCGTATGAAGAAGGAATTTGTTCCTGACATTATTATGATTGACTATTTGAATATTTGCGCAAGTCAGCGAATGAAGATGAGTAATGGCGTGAACTCTTATACATATATCAAGTCCATCGCTGAAGAACTTCGTGGTCTTGCTGTTGAGCATAATGTTCCAATTATTTCTGCCACTCAAACAACTCGTTCTGGTTTCACAAATTCAGATCCAGGTCTTGAAGATACTTCTGAATCTTTCGGTCTACCAGCCACTGCTGACTTTATGTTTGCGTTGGTGAGTAATGAAGAACTTGAACAGTTGAATCAGATTATTGTCAAGCAGTTGAAAAATCGTTACAATGATCCAGGTTATTTCAAACGATTCGTTATTGGCATTGATAGAGCAAAGATGAAGTTATATGATGTTGAGGTTTCCGCACAAACTGGGTTATCTGATGTAGGAACAAAAGATGATGGACCCATGTTCGATAAAAGTGAATTTGGAAAGCGAATACATAATGAAGAACAAAAGTTTAGTGGATTCAAGTTTTAGGAGAAAAGAAAATGGTAAAGGTTATTGTAGCTGATAGAAAACATGATTGTAAACATCTGCTTGGTCAGTTTGTTGACGAGAGTCACTATGACTTTCTAATCGAGGAAGACTGCGATGTTTATATGCCAGCTGATTGTGAGATTGGTTCACAAGCTGACTGCGATAAAGATTGTAGCAATTGCCCGACTGGCGCAGATGAACAACGCATCGTTTTAAAATTCCGTAAGAACTATTTCACCCAAGAGCAACAAGACCAAGCGTATGCTGGTCTGCGTGAAGCTGCAACTGAAACTCAGAATCGTGGCGCAGCAGCAGGTCCACGTGGAGAGAAGTTGGGTAATCGTGAATGGGTTACGGAATATCAGTACGATATGGTTGAGCACTTCTTGGATCCAAAGAATAGTTTGTCAGGCGATCCTGTTGCTGAAATTCAAGCACGTCATAAAGGTAAGCCAGCACTTCCATCGAACCGAAATAATGTTTGGTCAATTGAACGTGTGAAGAAAGATAAGTTTGTATTTGATGAGTGGGTCAATAAAGTTAAAGACTTGTCTATTCCAGAACAGAAGAAAGAAGCCAAGTATGTTGCCGATAAACTAATCTGCGCAACTACTTACGCAAACTCTGTATACTCTGGCATCGCTGGATGGTTTGATCGTTACCCACGTATCCCTTATGGTCGTGCCACTTCTTACACAGCAAGAAACCCAGAGAAGTTTGCCATGGCATATCCATTCCTACAGCAACTTGCCAAAGGTTTTAAAGACTTGTTGCCATGGCGTTACAACAATCAGATGGAAGCTGCCAAGAAATTGGATCCAGCATTCTTAGTTCCAGAAACTCCATTCACAACAGTGACTGTGAATAAAACCTTCCGCACTGCTGCTCACTATGATGCTGGCGATTTAACTTCTGGCTTGTCCAACCTGTTGGTTCTTTCCAATGATGGTAAGTATAAAGGTGGTTATCTTGTTGCTCCTGAGTATCGTGTAGCTGTTAATCCACGTCCAGGTGACTTGCTGTTGATTAACAACCATGAAGTTATGCATGGCAATACGCCAATTGAATGTGATGAAGGTTCTGAACGCATTTCTCTGGTTGTCTATTTCCGTGAGAAGATGCTTGAGTTGGGTTCTAAGTCATATGAAGATACTCGTTACAATTTCGTTGAATCTCGCAGATTGAACCCAGAGCACCCTGAGCAAAGAAAACTTTGGAATGGTGTATCTGAAGCTATGTGGGAATCAGACGAGTGGTATAAGTATTGCGAAGAAAAACTCGGAAGAGAAACATTATTGAAGTATCATCCAAAAGCACAGAAGTCCTTCGTTGGATTGGATGAATTTTTTGGTTAAGGAATATTATGTCGTTACATGAATTTTTAGGTGAAGAAAGATTGCTGGAATGGTTCTACTCAAAGAACTCCAGCAATACTGGAACTCGAGTTGGGTATCGTAGGGTTTCTGGCAAGATTGGTTTGACCAATAAAGAGAATGGTGTTCGTGGCGCTTGGGTAGAGAAACGTGTTGCTCTATTCAAGAACATGCTTGACTTTGGTTATCGCATCATTCCGTTGTCTGAACCAACAGATCCAACTTCTGATGATGGGTTCACATCATTTGATACTTACCAAGAATGTGATGTTCTCATGCTTGAGTTTGGTGGAACTAATCTTCAGTTCTATCAGAAGTATTGGGATAAAACTGTTGAGATGATCAAAGCGCATAAAGGTCGCATCATCTTTTTGAATGATGATCCTGATCTTCCATTCCTTTGGAATTTGCTTCCAGATGAAGACTGGTCACGTTGGACAATTGCTGCGAACGCAACTAACTGTGCTGAGGTATCTGACATTCTGAAATGTCCAGCTGGTTCTACAACTGTTGATTTGCCAATGGCATCTGGTATGGAGTTTGCTGAATTTCATGGTGGTAATGTTCCACGGATTGTTTATATTGGCAGACCGAACGGAAGAACCAAATACTTCAAGGAATTCACTTCTTCACGAAACCTACAGATCGCAGGTAAGGAAGCTGAGTGGGAAGACTTCGAAGCATTGGAAATTTGGCCAAACCCTCAACAGAGAGATCGTCGTAAATTCTATCAACAGTTCTATGGTTGTCTTGCGGTATTCGATGACAAACATAAGAAGTCTGGTTGGAGAACAGGTCGTGCTTATCATGCTCTCTATGCTGGTATTCCTGTATGCGCACCATCAGGTAATAATGGTTTGAATTGGTGTTTCCCAACGGATACTCAAGAACAGCTTGATAAGTTTGCGTCATTCTCAGAAGAACTACGTAAGCAGATCTGGGAGAAACAAAAATCTGTTGTTGAAAAGACAGGTAAAGTAGACCCTCTTATCCTTTAAAATAATGCTTTACAATAATTCAATTATCAGGTATAATTGTTATTGGAACTTAAAGGAATAATATGATGATTCGAAATGTATTGGCTGGTATCACTACTAGCCTAGCCATGGTACCTGAGGTAGTTGCGTTTGCTTTACTTGCCACGGTAAATCCGTTGGTGGGTTTGTATGCTGCAGTTATCTTGGGATTTGTTACTGCTGTATTTGGTGGTCGTCCTGGATTAATTTCTGGTGGCGCAGGTTCACTGGCAGTTGTATCGGTTGCCTTGGTTATTAGTCATGGTGTTGAATATCTCTTTGCGTGTATAGTTCTTGTTGGAATTATACAAGTTGCGTTTGGTGTATTCAAACTGGGTAAGCTAATCACTTTAGTTAGCCCAGCTGTCATGAATGGATTTGTCAATGGTCTTGCCATCATTATTTTTATGGCGCAGTTCAAAGACTTCCCGATTCACGATGGACCTGAGTTTGGCATCATGGTTGCGTTGATTGGCATAACGATCGTTGGGATTGTTTGGGCACCTATCAAGTCTATCCCTGCCAGTTTGTTTGGAATCATACCAGTAACACTACTTGTGGTCTTTGGTTTAGTTGATAGTAAGACAGTTGGTGACATTGCTCACGTATCAGGTTCTTTACCTGAGTTCCACATTCCGTCAGTTCCATTTAACTTGGAAACTTTGTGGATCGTTCTTCCATACAGTTTACTGTTGGCAGGAATTGGTCTTGTAGAAACCTTACTTACTGCTCAAATGGTGGATGAACGAATTGGTGGGACTACTCAACCGAATCGTGAATCTATTGCTCAAGGTGCGGGTAATCTGCTTACTGGTTTATTTGGTGGTATGGGTGGCTGTGCCATGATTGGACAGACTGTTATCAACATGGATTCTGGTGGAACTTCACGTCTATCAGGAATCGTTCAATCGTTGGCTATTCTTGCGTATATCGTTTTTGCTTCAGTCGTCATTGAATCAATCCCTATCGCAGCACTTATCGGTGTTATGATGGTTGTGTGTTTCAATACATTCGACTGGAAGACATTCTCCAAATCCAAGGAACATCTGGCGATTACACTTATCGTCACAGTGGCAACTATTGTATTCAATCTGGCTTATGC